ACCACGAAGACGTGGGAGATTGAGTGCCACGACGCGACCGGTTTGATTGCTGACCTTCAGGCGAACGCCAGTAGCGGTTGGAAGGTCATGAGCGTCACGGAGAACATCGGAGTTGACGGCGCCGTGACGTTTTCGGTGACTGCCAAGGAGTTCTGATCCTTGGCCATCACGCTCGGCAAAGACTGCACCGTTTCAGTTGGCAGCAACATTGTCAGCGCTCGCAGTGTGACGTTTACGGAGTCAGCGCGGACCATTGAAATAAACGAGTTTGGGTCGCGGTACTCGTCCGTCTATTCGACGGGCTTTGACGCATCTGTGTCCGTGGAACTAAACGACTCTGCGGATGCAACCGGCTTGTTTGCGACGTTGGAAGACGGCGACGAAATCACGGTTTCCGGCGGCGCTGGCGGCTGGTCGTTTCCTGCTGTCGTCACGGGCATTTCAGAGACTTGCCCGGTAGACGGCGTGGCGACGTTCACGATTGAAGCGCGAATGACAAAAGGCGGGCTGCGATAACTAGCTAGTGGAGGCTTTGTGCGCGAGTTCAAGGACGATGAAGGCCGCCCGTGGCGGCTGGCGTTGACGGTCGCTTCGGCGCTGCGTGTTCGTGACATGGTCACGGTTGACGTGGCCGACGATGACGCAGGCGAACGGAAGCAAGTGCCGTTTGATCTGGTGGACGCCGGGTCAATTGCGCAGACGTTCCAAGTGCTTCGGAGCCAGTTCGCCAAGTTGGGGGAAATCCTTTACGCCATGCTGGTGAAGCAGATCGAGGAGCGGAAGTTGTCCAAGGAAGAATTCTTAGACGGGCTGCGTGGCGATTCTCTTGAGTCGGCTTCGCGTGCCTTGGAGGCCGAGCTTGTCGATTTTTTCCCGCAGCGCCTCCGCAAGATGGTCGGGCTTCTCGGCAGCAAGATGGACGAAGTGCAAACCGAAATGCTCGGTCGGGCGGAGGCGCAGATGGCGGGCGTGACAGTGGAGACGCTGACGAACGCAGCATCTGGGATGCCGTCTGGGAAGCCGCTGGAATCATCGGAGTCCATCCAGGCAGGTGGACCCTCCGACAACTCATCGCAGCTAGAAACGGCCGCCTAGAGAACGATTGGTGGCACACCGCCAACCTGCTGGCCCAGCAAGTCAACCTGCACAAAGACAAGCACGCACCGAAAGCCGATCCCCGAAAGTTCAACCCGTTCGCAAAGAAGCCAAAGGCGCGCGAGGCATCGCCCGAAGAACTGAAACGGCTGTTCGGTAAAGACTGGCAGAAATACGTATGAGTTCTTCCAAGGTACGTGCTGGCCAGGTTTACGTTGAGATCGGGGCAGATCCCAGAAAGTTCTTTGCCGCGCTCGGCAAATTGAATAAGGCTGTCGGCACAATGGGCCGCAGCCTGTCAATGTCGGGCGCTGCGCTCACTGGCATCGGCGCCGGCATGGCGGCGCCAATCGTTGCGGCAGTTGCCGCCGGCGCTCGGTTTGAAGATCGCCTGCTTGCCATCAAAGCATCTACCGGGGCAACGCAGGGCGAACTGGATCGGGTCAAGTCGGCAGCAATGGGGATGTCGGAGGCGCTCGGCGTCGGGCCGACCGAGGCCGCAGCCGGAATGCTCGAACTGCTCAAGGCAGGCATGAGCCTTGACGCCGTGCTAGGTGGTGCTGGCAAGGCCGCACTAGAGTTCGCCAAGGTTGGCGAAATGGACGTTGGCCAGGCGTCCGTTGTGATGTCGGACGCCATGAACGTCTTTGGCATCAGTGGCGAGAAGGCTGCTAATACGCTTTCGTCTGCGGCTGACGCATCCAGCACGTCTATCGCGCAGATGTCTGAAGCGTTCTCAATGTCGTCTGCCGTGGCGGCGCTGGCGAACCAGTCGATTGACGATCTGTCGGCGGCTCTCGCCATCCTTGCCAACAACGGCGTTAAGGGCAGCGATGCCGGCACTAGCGTCAAGACGATGCTGATGCGATTGATGGCGCCAGCAGACGAAGCAATCGGCGCGTTTGCGCAACTCGGCCTGTCTGTCGATGCGTTCCGTGGCGCTGACGGCAAGATGAAACCGATGGTCGAGATTATCCGCACGCTCAACGGGGCGCTGGCGGGAATGGACCAGGCGGCGAAGGATGACATTTTTCGCCGCATCTTCGGCGCTGACGCCATTCGTGCGGCTTCGATATTGACGAGCGCCGGCACAGAAGGCTTTGCCAACATGCAGGCAAGCATGGCGTCAGCGCTGCCGGTTGGCGAAAAATATAAGGCAATGATGTCGGGCTTGTCCGGCGCCATGGGCAACATCAGGGCTTCGCTGGAACGGATGTCGATTGCGATATCTGACGCTGTTGCACCCGCGCTGGCTTCCGTCATTCCGTTTGTTGAAGGGCTAGCGCGCAGCCTTGTGGACTTCGTCACCAACAATAAAGAAGCCGTGGCCCAGTTTGCCAAGCTGGCGGTGGCGACGATTGCCATTGGCGGCGTGCTGACTGGTCTAGGGTTGTCGCTTCAGGTGGCGTCGTTTGCTATGGGTGGAATATTTAAGGCCGCAAGCCTAGTGATCGCCCCATTGAGTGCCGTTGCCAGTGCGGTTTCTTTTGTCGGCATGTCTTTCTACAAAGCGATTGCTGGCGTTGTCGCCTACTCAGTTAAATCCATTGCGTCTGCTGTCGCCAGTGGCGCAGCGTGGGTAGCTGCAAACGCTCCGCTTTTGATTTTGCTCGGCCTGCTTGGCGCTGCTGGTGCTGCAGCAATCTCTGCCGCAGGTGGATTTGCTGGTATCACGGAGGCTCTTGGCAGCGGGCTGACTACCGCAGCATCAGATGCGTCTGTGGTTTTTTCGGATCTTGCCGCCACTGCAACCACGACATTTGACGGCATATACGAAGCGATTGCCGCAGGCGATCTGGCTGGGGCAATGGACATCCTCTGGGCCGGGCTCTTGGCTGGTTGGCTGCGTGGCGTCGAAGCGCTCATGTCCTACGTTGATTCGTGGGTCACGTTTTTTCAAAACATTTTCAGTGACATTGGCGCCGGGATCTATATAGCGTGGGACAAAATCTACACGGATTCCGCAGCAATACTGAATTACATGGGTGCGTTCATCATGGGATTTTTCGACAACGTGGCGAACGCCGTAATGGTGACGTTCGACACGCTTGTTGGATCAATTCAAATTGCATGGGCGCGAATTCAAGGATTTATTACGGGCGCCAAGGACACTGAACAGCGCGTGCAGGCGATCAAGGACGAGAATGCCGCCCGCGCTGAACAGAGGCGGCAGGAACGGCCTGGCGTTGAAGGCAGGATGGCAACTGCGGCACAGCAAAACAAAGAGGCCGAAAAACAGAGGGAAGCCAGAGTCGATGCTATTGGCGAGGACTTGCAGGCCACGAAGGATCAGCGCGCTGCTGAAAACAAGCGAAGGGCAGACGAGCGGCGTGCTGCAACGCAAGCTGCGGAATCTGCCGTCACGGGAAAGTCGAAGGGCAAGCGTGAGGCACGCGCACGCAACGACCAGTTCTCGCGCCTGCTGTCGGACATTGAAGGCGCTTCGTCCATTGACCAGCTGCGCGACCTCTATGGTGAGTTTGACGCACTGTCCGCCAATGGTCGGTTGTCTTCCGTACAGTCCAGCACAATTGAAGCGGCACTTGATGATGCCCAAGAGCGGATCACGAAAAACCTTGTCAATGCTCAATCGGCTTCGGCGCAGTCTTCGGCGCAGGCCGGTGCTGATGCAGCTGGCCAAGATGCCGCCAGAAGCAAATCGGAAGTGGCCGGCACGTTCTCGTCCATGGCCCTTGGCGGCATGGGCTTTGGTAGCAGCCTTGCGGAACGGACGCTCAAGGCTGCGGAACGCACGGCGGCAGCTACGGAACAAATCGCAGCGGAGGGCGGCCCACGGGCCGCTGAGTAATGCTGACATGGGTTGAAGACGGCGACAGCCGATCCGCCACGATTCATCGCCTGGGCAAGAAGTCCACGGCGACGATGCAGCGTAGCTACAAAGTCTTCGGCACCACTGATGACGTTGTGTTGCACGCCGACTGCAACCAGCGGATTTCAACGCTGCTGCCGTACTGGCAATATCCAGGCACCAGCGTCAACCTGCGAGCCGAAAGCTATTCCGTTTCGTACCTAGGCGACGAGGCGTGGCAGGTAACGATTCAGTACGAAAAGATGGGGGCGGACGATGACACCCAGAAAGATCCTCTCAAGCGGTCAAGATCGTTTGACACTTCCGGCGGAACGCAGCACATCACGCAGTGCCAAGCGATCGGTGCCGGTGCGACTCTAGACTTTGAAAAGCGTTTTCCGTCTGGCGCAACCAACATGTCTGGCGCTATCGGCGTTGACGATTCCAGCGTTGCCGGCGTTGACATTGTCGTGCCGCAGTTGACGTGGACGGAAAACTATGACGTGCCTGACAATTACGTTGATGCGGCCTACATCAAGAAGGTGGCCGGCCTGACAGGCACCGTGAACAACGCTGCTTTTCGCACGTTCGCGATAGGCGAAGTGCTGTTCATGGGGTGCAGCGGCTCGCACGAATGGGACGAGGAGAAGGGCCACGGACCGTGGTCGCTATCGTTCAAGTTCGTGGCTTCACCAAACGCTGGCGCAGGGCAGACGATGCCAGCCATAACGATTGGAAACATTAGCGGCATTACCAAGAACGGCCACGAATACCTCTGGGTGCGCTACGAATCCAAGGTTGACAGCAACGCTCTGCTGCAGCATCCAAAGGCCGTCTACGTCAACAAGGTCTATCGAGAAGCCAATTTCTCCGACCTAGGCATTGGCACGACCTAATGGCAGGCGACAACTACCGAATCGAAAAGGGCCAGCGTCTGTCCTCGGCCGTGTCTGCACGGGCGTGGAACCGGGCGCAGGATGCCGCCGACGTTGTGCTTGGGTCTGTCACTGGCTTTGATGCGGGGGACAGCACGCCTGGTGCTCGAGCGGCGAACATCATCCTCCTACGAAACGACGCTGGTATTGTCGTGCCGCAATTTGGCGTCCTGCGGATTGGAACGCCAATCGTTCTGGATGATCCAGAGAAGCCTTCGCAGTTCGGCCAGAACATGGTGCTAACCGGATTGATGCCTGACGGACTGTCGCCGTTCGCTGTTGCCATGGAACCGATTGAAACAGGCAAGATCGGGCAGTGTGCGATCGGCGGGCGATTTGCCTGCAAGGTTAAGGTTGTCACAGTGGATCACAAATACGCACGTTCTCGAAACAACGACGTAACGCAGCTGATCAGCACGGCGTGCGGCCCATTGCGGCTTGTGTGGTCGCAGGGTGTGGGTGACGACAAGTTCGCCGCTGGTGTTATGTGACTTGCACGTGCTGCGTATGCGCCGGGCTTCCGCTCACTCGTGGATTTGGCGGGCCTGTTTGGCTCAACGGCAGCGATCAAAACCTAGACTTCACCACAACAAAACTGGTGACGTGGGCTGACGCTGGGGGCTCACTCCACAACGTTGTTGACGGCCACGGCCCTATTGAAATGCAGGGCCAGCCCGGCTGGGATTCTTTTGTTGACGGCCGCTGGCTGTCAGGGTCTTCAGTCACGTTCACGAAACTGGACGGGCCTGGCCTATCGCTGGGAACGTTTCTGTTTCCGAGCGTGTGGACGATTGCTTACCCAGACAACGAAACACTATCGGCACTCCCGAAATCTGGTTCCGTTACGGCGTCGCTCTACGGCGTGTCGCTGGCGCTGTCCTACTCGCTGACGCTTAATCAACTAGATGCCTCTGTCAGCAATGCCGTCTACGTTGACAAGAGCGACAATGGCGACCCGCCGTTCACAGCGTCAGCGGTTATTGGCCAGCAAATTCAGTCTCTCACGTTTACGGACTCTGGAGTATTTGCGTCTGTTCTGGATGTGTCCACAACAGCAATGGGAACGGCTCTGGACGAGTTCACTGAGAGGCCGCTTGACGGGTTAAAAGATTTGCTGTGCTGGCGCGAGGTATTTAATGGAACAGATCAAGCCAAATGGAACTTGCAGCGTGAGCAACTCGGAGGTGCTAGCCAAACGCCACCGATCACGTCTGGCTACACGCTTTCCCACACGCTTGAATTCAATGGGGAACAAAGGCTGTTGTTGCCGGAAGGCGGCGGACCGCGCCCAGCGTGGCCGTATCCAGCGTCGCTGTCGTTTGTCTGCAGCGGTCAGCCAACAGACGAGGCACTGCCAACGTCTGGGTTCTGGACGGCGGCTGTGTTTCGTCCGACGCATTTGAACTGGGCTCGGCAGACGCACATTGACTACGACGTAACCGGACCAACAGGAACCGTCAGCCCGTACATCAAGGGGCGATTGGTAGGCATTGACCGTGGAAACACTGCCAACCAAGACGCCGGCACGGGGATGCTGTATCGCATCACAAAAGACGGAAGCGAAACCCTGCCGGCAACGCAGGCGCCAACTAGGCAGCAGCTGTTTGACGCCACGGCAGACGAGGGCTCGTATTTGGTGACCGTGACCCCAACCGGGTCTTACGGCAACCCCAGCACTGCAATTCCGACAAACAAAGACTTTTTCAGTTTTGTGGTTGACAGAAGAAAGCCGGTTGTCGGTTTTTCTGCCATTGATGACATCTTCGTGCTTGACGAAACGCCAGGCGAACAAGCGCCGGTCGCCAGCGTTGTTACCGCCACAAAGCCTCTGGTCAATCCGGTGTGCGCGGATGATGAGTCGCCCACTGGCGTGCTGGCAAGACCATGCGCAAACATATGGCTAGAGGATGACGGCCAATCTGCTGAATCGTTGGCGTGGACGGCTGGAACGTACACGCTGTCGCTGCCATTTGATGCGTCTGAATGCGTTGATAACGCGCGCAACAACCCAGACGAGTTGTTTACGCAGTCATGGACTGTCCATGAAAAAGACGCCAACCATAGGCGGGCAGTCCTTCCCGGCGGCCATTCATACTACGGTGCCATTCCGTCACTGGATCAGCCAGGCCTGCAGACCCGCGAATACCACAGGGCGCGGTTGCAGTCAGAGAAAATCGGCTCTGTGATCCTGACGTTTGACAGGCCAGTTGATCCAGCAACTGTAGAAAACTCGCAGGTGCGGTTGTACTGCAACGGCGTAAGCACCGCTGGCTGCACCATTGAGCAAGCGGACGGCACAACAAAGAAATGGCGAATCATCGTACCGCTGGGGGTGCAGCAGTCGGCAACGTTCTGCCTGCTGGAATATGACCCTGCCGGCACCGTGATGACGGCTGACGTATTCCCAGAAGTTCACTATCCGACAAAAGATGATTTCCCAACAGATCCGCAGCGGATGGCAGAACTGTTTCGACTGGTATTCATTTCGGATGACGACGGCCTGCGGTTTTCCGTGTCCGTTAATCCATCTACGTATGCGATTTCATACGTTGAGATAGCCGGCAACCCGCTGGACTGGAACGGCAATGCGTATGACCCAGAGCCATCGGTAATCGTCGCTCGCACAAGCTGGCTGATGGCAGACGTTGACGGGTGGCCTCGACTGATTGACACCAGTTCGGTGCTGCGCGGATTCGTTGTCGGGCGTGCCGCAAGCATTGGCGCAAGTGCGTCAATCAATATGCAGCAGAACGACTTGGCCATTGCGTCTAGCGGTGACATCGGGATTGCCGCTGAGTCGTCGCCTGGAACTACGCAGCAAGGCGTTGGTGGTCAGGAGGTTCCCCCTCCTGTGCAGCCGCAGCAAGATTTCATCGACTTTGGATTGGTCGCCACGGCCGTGAACTACGAAGGCTTTGTGCCTCGGGTTCCTGCCACTGGCGCGACCGGCCCGTTTTCCTACTGGGGCCTCGGCACGACGATTGATCCCAGCCCGCCAGCGCTGGTGTCGCAGTGCGCCGGGCCAAGCGAGGCGCAGTGGCACAGTTCAGCGATTGTTTGCAATACAGAAATCACGTCTTTCGCTGTGCGCATTGTGATTCTGGATATTGACGGGAATGAGATCGCGCCAACTGAGACTGGCGGCGGGTACATAGACGACAAGTTGGTATTCAACGGCGCCGCGCTAGGCGACTTCAACCATGTCGCCATCGATCTTTTCCCGCGAATCATGTGCCTGCCTTTGCCGCCGGTAATAAATCTTGGCACATCCTTTCAAGGCACCACGCTTTCGCAAAACGTGTGGGCTTGCGTCGGCGTGAGTGGGGGAACGGAAATCATTGCTTACCCACAGGCTACAAGCAGTGCTTATTTCTTGGACGGTGAATCTTTCACGGAGTCAAACCATTGGCTGGACGACACGCCGCATTTCTTGAGGCACTTCAACAGCGAGGAACAAACGTATGGCGATTCCGAAACAACTGAGGAAGACGCAAAAGAAGGGCTGCGGTTTGCGAAAGAGGATTTGCTGACAGATGGCCCGTTCCCGTTTGGCGAAACAGAACTGCAGCGAAAAGTTCGTTATGTAAAATCTGCTACCTATTCGCTGGAAGGCGTCCAAGGGATGCTCACCGCCTGCAGGCAGGCAAAGACATTCCCGGCACTCAAGACAACGACGCTTGGTCCGCTTGTGCTGACGCTGTCATTTCGTGCGTGCATCAAGGCCGAGACGGAATACGAAGATTTCAGCGTCAAGCCAACGGAGTACGTGCGGCTCGTCGGAGAACCAAGCATCTGGGGCGGTCCCGGCTACATCTACCAAGAAAATATGACGTTTTCTGAAGCCATGGACTGGCTGCTAGACAATCTAATCGGCCTAGATGTCGAAGAAGACACATGGAAATTGCCGGCAGTGCGCTGGCTGATGTACTGCGAGAAATACCAGTCGATTGCCACTCGAACGCTAACGGAACGGGTACTCAACGATTACGCTTACACCCACACGCTGACGCCTGACCAAGAAGTGGCACTAGCCAACGGCGATGAAATCACGATGCCGCTTGGTGGCGTGGATGGTGCGTACAGCGTCAAGCTGAAGCGGAGCTAGCCGGCACATGGCACGGAAGCGACGCACCGTCTACGTGGGCGATCAACGCTGGAAAGTTGAGCGCGTGCGGCTGCGTCACGATGATGGCCAGTGCAACTACACGACTCGCACCATCCGCATTGCCGACAAGCTGGTTGGCGTTGACCTGCTAGATACGCTGATACACGAACTGATTCACGCCCGGTGGCCGGATCTCCACGAAGACGCAGTAGCGGAGTTTGCCGAGACGCTTTCGGGCGTGATCGATGCCGAAGGATTCCGCCGGCCTGACGACCAGGAGGACTGATGAGCCTGCTGGATGACGTGATGTCTCGTGCGGCGCATGGCAGGCCCGGCTTTCGCACGTGGTTTGATCGCCTGCCCCCAGATGCCCAATCGGAGTTGGAGATCGTGCGCAACGCCTTCAATCCGGCGATTCATCAGAAACGTGCCTATTGCGTCGCAATTATTGAGGCTGCCAAGGAACGTGGCTGGGAAACCTCCGGCATACAAGGCGTCATCGCATGGCTGAACGCAAGGCCCTCATAGACAGCGTTGCGGCCAAGCTGCCAGCGCCGAAGCCTGCCGCTGATGCGGAACAGGTGACGCAGTCGCAATCTGGCGACACGCTCGAAGCCCGCAGCACCAGCCGCCGCATCAAGACGGTGGACGATCTGCTGCGGCACATTGAAGCCGACATGGCCCTGTTTGAGATCGCCGCTAGTGAAGCGACCAAATGGGAGTGCGGCGACGGCGAAGGCGGAAGCATTGAGTTGCACCGTGTATTCGTGCGGCTC